TGCCGATTATACTTTTTACTCAACTGGCAATACCACATACCCATGGCAGGCAAATTGGTCTGCAACCACCGGAGTCAATGCTATCGGCGGCACGAATCCGGGGCCGTTGCCTGTATCAGTAGCCCGTGCTTACGATATTGCCCACAGGCATCCAATAAGTGATTTGATCGGCGTCCAAAACGCTCTCGACGGCAAGGAGCCAGCTTTTTCAACACTTCCAATAGCCAAAGGCGGCACTGGTGCATCTACCGCTGCGGCAGCTCTGGCAAACATTGGTGCGGCTACGGTAGCACAAGGCGCAAAAGCAGATTCCGCAATTCAGTCCGCGACCACTGGATTAACCGGAGCAACATCGCTGACAAACATTGTTCAAATCACGCTTGCCGGATATACGGCAGCAACAAAAAATGCTAATACACTTTATATTATCGTAGGCTAATGTATTTAAGTCAATCCAGTGCGGCAAATGTTGGAGTAAATGCTGTAAGAGCAATTGCATCTGCGACAAGTGCGTTCCGTCAGTTTATGGTTTACTCTGCGACAACCATTTCGTCGGTTATTTCTGGCGCAATCGGTATTATTAAAAACGGCACCGGCACGCTCACCCTCACAGGAGCGAACACCTACACTGGCGGCACGACGGTCAATGCAGGCACATTGACGATCGGCACTGGCGGGACCTTGGGCGCGACCACAGGGACGTTGGCGGTGAATAATCTGAACACAGGAGCCGGAACGAATGTTGTCCTGAACCTCGCCACCGCCGTGGATACCACGGTCGGCAGCCTGAGCGGCACGATCGCCACCCCGAGCAGCGGCACGAACACCGCCACGATCAACAACGGGGGCAGCGGACGCAACTTCACTGTCAACCAGTCCAACAACGACACCTACGCTGGCGTGATAGCCGGAGCAGGCACGTTTACCATCGGCAGTTTAAGCAACAGCATTTTGACACTTTCTGGTGCGAACACTTACACTGGCAACACCACTGTAAATGCTGGAACACTCAACCTCAACAGCGTTGGCAACACTATTGGGAGTTCAACAAGTGTCATCGGCGTTGGATTGGCAAACGGGGTCAACGGGGCTGTAGCAGGAACAGTGGCGACTGGGGCCGTGGCCAATATCGGCGGCGGAAATTACACTGTGAGCGCGTTGCAGGTGGGATACACGGGCGGAACCAACAACAACTCGGCGGCAAGCGGCTGGCTGACCATGACGGGCGGCACCATCACGGCGAATAACTCATCCGGCTATTTCGTCATTGGCGGCGAAAACAGCCAGCCCGGCAATGGACAGCTTGGCATTGGCCAAGTGGATTTGTCGGGCAACAGCGTCATCAACTACAACTACAACTCAGCATTTGCTGGGGATGTCGAACTCGGAGTCCGTGGCGGGAGGGGTGTCTTGAATATCAGCGGCAACGCCGCATTAAACGCGAACAAAATTCTCCTCGCAGTGACATATAGCGGCGCGGAGGATGGTAACACCCGTGCCTACGTCAACCAAAGCGGCGGCACGGTGACCCTATCGAGCGCAACAGGTTTGTCATACACTGGCGCAACGTTTGGTCGCGTGGCAGTTTACAACCTCAATGGCGGCACTCTCAATACCAAGGTGATCTCCGCCCCCACGGTGCAGAGCGGTGCAACTGCCGTCTTCAACTTCAACGGCGGCACGCTCCAAGCCGGGGCGGGGAACGCCACATTCATGAGCAACCTGAGTGGTGCTATAGTCTATGCTGGTGGAGCAAACATCAACGACGGCGGCTACGCGATTACTATCGGTCAGACGCTCACTGCCCCAACGGGCTATGGTCTGGGAGCCGTTGGCACGATCCTTACGCCGACTACGGCAGGAACGGGTTATGTCAATCCGCCGAACATCACCTTCAATACACCCAGCGGCGGCCTGCCAGCGACAGGCTACGCGACGATCAACGCAACAGGTCAAGTAACAGGCATCGTGATCACCAGTCCCGGAAGTGGCTACACCAGCGGCCAGGCCGTGACCGTGACATTGGCCGGCGGCGGCGGTGGCTCGGGCGCAACGTTCACCAGCGTGACCGCATCTACCGCCAGCAGCGGCGGCGGACTCACGAAGACCGGCACCGGCACGCTCACCCTCACCGGCGCGAACACATACACTGGCGCAACATCTATTTTAAATGGAAGCATTATTAGCGTAAAAGGAACTGCTACAGCAACATTTACAAATACAGCCTTAAACGTAACATTTTCTACTCCTCCAGTTGCAGGTAACACATTTCGATTTTTTTCAGGGGCAACGACGCAAACATACGCAACTGTCACTCTCGTTGGGGCCACTGGCAGAACGGCAACCTACAACTCGGCTAACTCCACCCTTACAATTTCATAGCTATGACAGAACTGAGCAAGCATTTCGACACCGGCCTAAAAATCGCCACTACCCTGGCTCTCCTTGCCGTTGCCCTCCTCGGCACAAAATTTGTGACCAAAGAGGAATTTACGGCCGCCAACGCGCGAATCGAGAAAATCGAGGCCGTGCTTATCCGCATGGAGGCCAATGCTGAGACCGACAAGCGCCACGACATCCTACTGGCTGACCACGAAGCCCGCATCCGCACAATAGAACGCAAATGATGTGGGACGTTCCAGCCATGGTGAAAACCGGCGTCGAATTGATTGAAAAATTCGTCCCTGACACCGATGCCAAAAACCGCGCCATCGAAGCCTGGAATCTCAAAGTCCTCGAAATTGCCGCGCAAGAAGCCAGCCAACAAAGCGAGACCAATAAAGCCGAAGCACAAAACGCATCACTTTTGGTCTCCGGCTGGCGACCGGCAGTCGGATGGGCCTGTGCGTTCGCTTTCGCCTGGATGGGCATCGGCCAGCCCATTTTTTCATTTCTTTACACTATCACCACCAAACAACCAGCGCCAGTCATTGCATTGCCCAGCGAAATGCTCATGTCGATCCTGCTTGGTATGCTTGGACTTGGCGGCTATCGCACAATCGAAAAAATAAGAGGAGTAGCATCAAAATGACATTTGACGACCGCAGCGAAAACAATCTCGCAACTCTGCATCCAGAGATCCAGCCACGCGCCCGCGCATTCCTCTCTGCTGCCAAATCCATCGCTACTCAGCGCGGCCTTGACGTTCGCATCATTTCCGGCACGCGCTCATACATGGAGCAGGACGCCCTCTATGCCAAAGGCCGCACCGCCAGCGGAAAGATCGTCACCAATGCCGCCGCTGGGCATAGCAATCACAACTTTGGCCTCGCCTGGGATGTCGGAATTTTTTCGACAGACGGCAAAAAATACTACGACGAACACGGATTTTACACCGAACTCGGACCGCTTGGCGAAAGCCTCGGCCTCGAGTGGGGAGGCCGCTGGAAATCCATTGTCGATGAGCCCCACTACCAATTCCGTCCACGGTGGGCCACCGGCATGAGCGAACGGGAAATGCTCGCGGCCCTGCGCACCCGCGTGGCTAATAAAATCGACATCCTCGCCTGATCTGTTTGACAGGCGCGCCAATCCTGTGAGCCGCAAGCAACAGCAAAAAGCCACTCCACCGAAAGACCGATCGGAAATCTTAACGCAAGTCCGGCAAATCCTTGCCGAACATTTCGATTGCGGATTCCTCATCGTCTCATGGGAAGAAAGCGGCGTCACTTACCACATGCACGGCAAGCATGGGAATGACTACGCATGCCGAAGCCTCGCCAGTGACGCTGAAGTGATTCTTTGGCCACTCGAGGACGAAGAAGACGAGGAAGCCGGTGAAGAAATCGTATGAAAGCAACTCTGGAATTTACGCTGCCCGAAGAACGCACAGAGCACATTTGCGCGGTCAAAGGCATAGATGCCATCCTCGTCATCGATGACCTCCTCAGCGAAATCCGCTCCTTTCTTAAACATGGTGCTGGAGAATTTAGTGAATGGCGCGACGACGAAAGTCAGACGCACACAGCGTGCGACGCTACGCTTGAAAAGGTTTGCTCCTACATTTGGGAACTCCGCAAAGACAACGAGATCCCAGACGTGCCATGACTCCGATAAAGAAATGGAAAAAATGGATGGCGGTCGGCTGCAGTCATGGCGATCAAATCGACCCAGAGGCACGTAAGGCCGTTCTGACATTCAAAGAACGCTGGAAGCCAGACACCACGTTCCATCTCGGTGATTTTCTCGACTTAGCCGCATTTCGCACCGGAGCCGTCAACGATCCGAACTCATCTGACCGAGCTGCCAGCGTGAGTGACGACCTCAGCGCCGGGATTGATTTTCTCCACGAACTCCGCCCGCAGCACATCCTATTTGGCAACCACGAGGCCCGCCTTTACAAACTCGCCGCCTCGCCCAACGCGCTCGCAGCACACGCCGCCACGCTCACCATCACGGCCATCGAAGACGCCGCCAAGAAGCTAAAGGCGAAACTTTACCCATATCACATCCGAAGCCATGCCGAACTCTGCGGAACGAAATTTTTGCATGGCTACATGTTCAACGTGCAGGCCATCCGCGACCACGCGGAGACCTACGGCAACTGCATCCTTGCCCACCTCCACCGAGTCGGCAGCGAACGCGCCCGCACGCTCGACGGAGCAACCGGGCACTGCGTCGGCATGCTTGCTCGATTCGACATGGAGTATGCCAGCACCCGCCGCGCAACGCTGGCATGGTCCCAAGGCTTCGCCTATGGCCATTACTGCGACAATTCCATCACCGTCAACCTATGCGAGAGAAAAAACGGCCAACCGTGGCTACTCCCGATTTAACAAGAGCCTGGGCAGCGTTTTTCGAGGATGTCGCAGTTTGCGACCCCGCCGAACTCAAGAAAGATGGCTGGATGACAAACATGGAAATTGCAGAGCAATCCGGGTTGGAAGGTGAAGCCGGTCGACAGCTTGCAGATTATGCCGTTCGACGCGGCGTGCTTGAAAAAAAGGTCGCCAAAATCATCGTTAGCGGCAAACGTAAAAATGTAAATTTTTACAGGCCGAAATAGCCAATCTGGGCAACTACGGGCAACATCACTGCAAGTATTTGATTTTGAACGCTTCAAAATAGACTTAAAATCCTTTATTCCGAAAGGGGTGTGCGGGTTCGAGTCCCGCCGCCGGCACTGGTTCTAATGGCTTCTCAGCCACTATTGATGCGGGTTTGCGGGTTTTCTTTGCACTAACAAACCAAAACAATGAAAAACTTGCAAAAGCGTTTTATGTTGAAAATTCGGGCAACACGGGCAACATTTTGGGCAACATGAAAAATCGCTACTTTGTAAGCCCAAATACATCGAGACCCGGCACATGGAAGCTTGAGATCCCGGCTGCTGTTTCGGGCAACAGAATTCGACGTTTTTATAAATCGGAAGCAGAAGCTTGGGCGGCTGGGCCAGAGCTTTTAGAGACATTGCAAAAGTCAGGCACGGATGGACTCAAGGGAAAAGATCAAGGTGGGCTTTCGATGCGCTCGGCGGTGCGCGATTACATTGCCACCAAAACAAAAGTATCAAAAGCCCACAGATCCAAGATCGAACAGGTGTGTGGGCATTTGTTGGAAAGTTTTGAAGGGCCGCTGGCCAATGTGACACCATTAAAAGCAGGGAAATGGTTCGACAAGATTGAGGGATCACCGACTACACGGGCGGGATGGCATCGCTACGCAAGCGGATTTTTCGCATGGTGCGTGGATATGGAGTTGATTGATCGGAACCCGCTGCGTCGAATCAAACCACCAAAAGCGGAGGCGAAGCGATCACTCATCACGGCGGCTGAAATGTTGACGATATTGGCAGAGGAAATGAGCGATGAGCTTATGGCATGGTTTCTACTCGGAGGCTTTGCCGGTTTGCGATCCTGCGAGGTTCGCCGGATGCGGTGGGAGGATATTGACGCGGCACGGGGAGAGATCGAGGTGCGGCGGGAGGTTTCAAAACAGAGCACCGGACTGCCAGAGAGGATCGTTGATTTCACCGAGCCGCTCACAAAGCGAGCGGCGTTTTTTCAAGACGATAAAAAGAAGGGGCTAATCCTGCCACCGGCATCGTTGCGTCTCTATCAAGAGCGTCAGGCACTCATTGTGAGGCTTCACGAGGCAGGCAAATTGCCGTGGTCGCAATTCCCTGAGAACGCTCTCCGGCATTCGTTCGCTACCTACCACCTCGGGCGAAGTCAGGATGCCGGAAAGACAGCGCACCAGCTTGGACACACGTCAACGGCTATGGTCAAAAAAGTTTATGCCGTGCCATCACGTCGGGCAGATTGGCGGGCGTGGTGGGCTGTTTAAACGCTATTGCTCGTAACGGCAGTTGAGATCCGTTATCGAGTCAGCTATGTCCGCGAGCATGATAGATGACTCTTTCAGCACTGCCCCAGCTATCGCAAATAGGCAAGATAATATTGCAGCAACAATAATAATCGGTGCTGGTGAAATAATTGCGTTTTTTGCAAATAATCCGACGACAACCGATACTGCAAAAAGCATAAAGGCTATCGTGTAAAATACAAATGCTACAATTGTAGCAATTCTGCGGATCCATGGATAAGCGCTCTGGGAGCGAATACGTAGTAAGTAGGCTTGTTTTTGTTCGTTCATAAAATTTATTTTAATTCTCTGAATTGATAGTCAAGTCGTGAATCTGTGCTACCCAGCCCGGCGGGAGCTCTTCTTCGTAGCCGTTGAGGACATAGAAACGAAATTCTCGGACGCTTTCAGGGCATTTACACCAGCATCCGCTTGGGCTTTTCCCTCTTCATTTTCTTTATATTCTCGAATTGCGGTTGCAACAATTCTTGAGAGTGGAATCGTTGCTAACGGATTTATTTGTTGTTCTGATTTTTGTTTTTTGAGCAAAAAATCATGAAGATCTATAGGGATTGAGATATTTAATTTTTCATGAGTTTTTGTTTTCATTATTCCTACCAGTAGCAACAAAAACAGAAGCGCGCAAATTTTTCTCAAAATTTATTTTTGACCGCAAACGTAGTGTTTATGCCGATGTCAAGTAAAATGTTCGTATAGGGCAAACACCCCATTGTTTTTTTTATTGCTCTATCGGTAGCACCGATATTATCGGTAGCACCATGCAAACCGGATATATGAAAACGAGTGTGAGCATCCCATCTGAACTCTTCGACTATCTGAAGAAAAAAGCGGATGCAAATGGAGGGGTGCCAATTAGCAGGTTGGTAGCTGAAGCGATCCGCCAGCAGGCAAAGAGAGAAGCCAAAAAGGAAGCTGTGAAATGAAAGGCACGATTACCGTAAAGGAAGCAGCCGAAGAAGCCGGGGCGCACAAGGAGACAATTCTTCGCAACATCCGGCGCGGAAGTTTTTCGGCCTGCAAGCCGCTATCAGATAAAGGCGGCTGGAGAATTTTTAAAGCGTCTTTTGACGCATGGATGAGCCACCAGATCGGCGCTACATCGAACCGGAGGCCAGCGAAATGAAAACCCGCCTCTATCTTTGCGAAGGCTATTGCCCCCTCACCGGTCCGATCCGCGACATGATCCATGCCGCTGGTTACAGCGACGCACGCACCAAGTTTTTCCAAAAGCACCACCTTCGCGCAACTCAAATAACACTCGAAAAATGAACATAAACGACCCGCAATCCATATGCCGATCCATCGGCTATTTTATCCAATACCTCGAAATCATAACGCCGCTTTTAGTCATTGGCTGGCTCACATGGAGGATCGCGCGCCAATGAAATTCTGGATCATTGAGACCGAATCCATCGACGGCAGCATGAAGGAAGTGCGCGGACCTTTCGACACGAGAGCCGCTGCCGAAGCATGTATCCGCCGCGATTTTGAGGCGGTCTGGAATATGTGCGACAGCCCTCTGGATGACCGAGACGACGATTGGTCAGGGACTTGGTTGATCGTTGAGCTGGTCGCCGAGGTAAAGCCGGTGGCGAAGACGACACTTAAAGTCGTGCTTCAGGAGGTGAAGGAATGAGCGCGTGGATAAATGTTGAAGCCGCTCTGCCCGACGATGAAGAGACGGTCATCATCCACATGCTTGGTGGCGAAGTTTGGACGGGATTTCGTGATGGCGATGTCTGGCGCACTGTAGCTGGCGACAGGATTTACGATTATCACCCTGTTTTGCATTGGATGCCGTTTCCAAACCCACCGGAGGGAGCGAAATGAGCGTTCCGCACAATCTTTCGTTTGATTCTGAGTTTTGGAAATGGCTGCAAAGCAAGAGGGAGCACAACGGCATGATGATTCCTCTAAGCTCTGTTATTACAAGGTATTTGCGCGAAGCTATTGGAAAAGACTATCCAGAGTTTCTTATACCCACCCGTTTAGAAAAAACAAAAAAATTAAAACCCAAGCCCGTTAAAATTTATCGCAAGCAGAGGGTAAAAAAACGCGCAAATAAAGTAATTGCAAAGTTTAAAAAAAAGGTAGCTAAACCCAAAACTGAAAAGGTAGTTAAAACACATCCCAAGCAAGAGGTTATTACAAATCAAAATTGGAACTTGGAGATTAATGACAAGACTCCGCTCTGGGTTCGAAGCATTGCCAAAAAACTGGAGATGGCACGATGATAAAAAATCCAATTCATGGTTTTGTAGTCTGCAAAGTTCAAAGCCAAGTCGTTGTATGGCAATGTGAAAACTTTGATCGTATTTTTCATGTCACTTCGATTTCCGACCGTAGAGCAAGAGTTTCACTGCCAGTAGATCGCTGGGATAAAGTCGCTCCTGTTTTTGAACAAGTTGCTGCGGAGCGGTTTCGTGAAAACCGTGCCGGGAGATTCAAACTCCCAAAGAGTCTTGGGACGGCACTTATTCCGTCTTCTCTTGGTAAAGAGCTATGCGTGCTTTGTTGGGCTGCAGAAGCTGCCAGAGATCAGGATTTTGAAAATATCAAAAGAAACTGGAATGCTTTAGCGCCAGAAGAGCGCTGGTGGCTTTATAACACAACAGCCGCAAGCTGTGGCCAAGCGCAAGAAGTCGGGAAGGGTTGGCGCAAGGCCATTCATGCCGCACTGGCTGAAGAAAAGAATGGACAATTATGACGGCATATTTCGCAATCAGCCTGGCAATTCTATCCATCGGCAGTTGCTTCGCCAGCTACCACATCGGCCGTGAGTCGATGCGCCAGCAAATGCGCGATCACCAAGAGCGGAGACGCCGATGGGAAGAGTTCGACGACGAGGATTGAACTAATGACGATTCTCTCTATCGACCCAGGAACAATTTACAGCGCATTTTGCCAATACGCTGACGGCAAGATTCTTGACCACGGTTGGATTGCAAATTCCGAGATGCGGCAGGTGCTCATTGGCCGCGAATATGACGCAATGGCTATCGAGATGATTGCATCTTACGGCATGGCGGTAGGGGCTTCGACATTTGAGACTTGCGTATGGATCGGACGTTTTACGGAGGTGGCTCGGGTGGAGCCGGTTCTCTGCTACCGCAAGGACATCAAACTTTTTCTCTGCGGCACGATGCGAGCAAAGGACGCCAACGTGCGCCAAGCCTTGCTCGATCTCATCGGGCCACAGGGAACCAAGGCCAAGCCGGGGCCAACATACGGCATCAAATCCCATACGTGGGCGGCTCTGGCAGTGGCCGTTTTTGCTGCCGCAAACACGAGAAAATGAAAATCACAAAAGGAAGACAGACGCGACCACAGCGGGTGGTCATTTACGGAGTGGAAAGCGTTGGCAAGACGACATTTGCCAGCAAGTTTCCAAATCCATTGTTCCTCGACATTGAGGGCGGAACGGCACACTTGGACACAGACCGAGTTGAAATCAACTCGTGGGCTGATCTCCAAGGGGCGTTGAAGGAGGTGGTTAATACAACCTATCAGACCGTTGTTATCGACTCGGCAGATTGGGCGGAACGCCTCTGCGTTGAAGACCTACTGGCGACTACAAAAAAGACGAGCGTGGAAGACTTTGGCTACGGCAAAGGCTGGGTCATGGTGGCCGAGCGCATGAGCAGGATGCTAACGGCGCTGGATGGCTTGATTGAGGTCGGCAAGAATGTCGTGTTACTCGCTCACAGCAAGGTTCAGCGCGTGGAACCTCCGGATTTGATGACGGCCTACGACCGTTACGAGCTAAAGATGAGCAAGCAGTCGTCGCCGCTCGTGAAAGAATGGGCAGACGAACTTTGGTTTTTCCGGTTCAAAACCAGAGTCATTGAATCTGAAAACGGCAAGGCCAAGGGAACAGGCGGCAAGCAACGCATCATCCTAACCACGCACAGCGCGGCATATGACGCCAAGACACGCAGCGGATTGGCTGAAGAATTGCCGATGGAGTGGGAATCAGTGGCGCATTTATTCGCTACAAACGCAACGCCGAAAGCAAAAGCTGAACCGGCTGTTGTCGTGGTTGGTGCCGAGCATGTGAGGGCTTTTGAAATGCTGGAAGCCAATGAGGAGGCGGTCAACGCCTTCTTGATCTCCAACAAATCCATTCAGCCAGGACAAACTTGGCGCGATGTCTCCGAAAAACTCCGCGCAAAGATTGTGGAACGTCCAGAGGCGCTGATTGCCAAGGCTACCGAGTTAAAGGAGGCGGCATGAGAGTCATTAAAGAAAATATTGAGTTTGAACAGGAAATGGAAGAAAAACTTCTTCTAACTCCGTTTGGGCTGATCTCCCTTTATATTGATCAGGATAATGCAAAGCTGATTGCGGATAAAATAGAACTCTATTTGCGCCGACACGACTGCGGCATAGCAATTGACGACAATAAATTGAGATTCGTCAAAATAGCGGAGGTGGGCAAATGATTAAGGAATTAACCCCTTCATCTGCTCCAAAACTGGCTGAATGTGCCGTATTTGTCGGTTCGTCCGGGGCATCGGCAGCAGCCGAGCGCGGGACAGTTATCGACCATGCGATCCGGTTGGCGATGGATGGCGACACTTTCCCGCTGGCTCAATTGAAGGGCGATGATTTGAAAGCTGCCACATGGGGTATCCAAAGGCTCTACAATCTCAGCGGTGGTGAGCATATCGAGACCCGAGAAGAATATCTTGCTATGGCCGTGCCGGGACTCTCGAAAATGGGAACGGCAGATGCCATCTGTAAGCGAAAAATGTGGGTGGCTGACATCAAGACCGGCCAAGTGCGGAATTATCGCCAGCAACTTGCAGCCTACGCGCTGGCCTGCATGGAGGATCACTTTTCGGAATCGTGGACGGCTCACGTTGTCTATATCGATCAACAGCTTGTTCGATCCTACGACTTCACCAGAGACGAGGCCGAAAAGATCACTAAGGCATGGATTGCCGAGGCCACGAGTCCCGACGCCAAGCCTACGCCGTGCGAATACTGCCAATGGTGCGCGCATTTCAACTCATGCGGCGCAATCACCCGCCAAGCCGAAAGCGCATTGGCTCTCGTAAAAACGGACGGACGCACGCTTGACCAGATTCGTGCCGAGATTGCCGCCGATCCGATTCAAATGAGCGTCTTTGCAGCAAATTGGAAGACGGCAGAGAAGCACATTGCCGAGCCGATCATCGAACTACTTAAACAACGACTTTCCGATGGCGACGAAATCCCAGGCTGGAAGGTCTCGACATCGGCCGGCCGAGAATACGTGGAAGCCGAGGCGATCGCCAAGGCAAGCGCCAATGTCTCCAAAGAAACTCTCATTCTTGCCCTTGGCGGGAAGATGAGCGCCAAACAATTTCGCCAATTCTGTGCCGATTCCGGCGTGGAAGTTGACGAAACGGCAATCAAAGCCGGTTCACCCATAACAACACTCAGACAAATCAAAATCAAATAATTATGCCAACCTACACAGCAGCAAAACCAACAGACGCACAGAGCGGCAAATACTACGTCGAGCCGGGCACATACACTTGCCACGTTTTTACAGCCGAGGAAAAGACCAGCAAGAAAAAGCCGGATGGGACGGGCGGAAATCCCATGATTGAGTTGACGCTCAAAGTCATACTCCCAAACGGAAAAACGGGGCCAGAAATCCGAGACTGGCTTGTTTTTACACCAGCAAGCTCGTGGAAAATCGACGCATTCCGCGCATCAAGCGGAGAGGCCGTCATTGATGGGGACGCGGAATTGAGCGCGGAATCCTGCGAAAATCGGGAAGTCGTCGCAATGATCGGAGACAAGCCCGGCGACAAGGAAGGCGTTCGATGGAACACGGTTGACTACTACCTGCACGGTGAAGAACGCGCCGCCTTCTTATCCGGTCAATCGGCTTCCAAGAAAGCCACTAAACCATCCACAAAACAAGTCGACGCCGACGGCGACGATATCCCGTTTTAACTCAACCCGCAGCGACCGGGGCGCGGCGGGATACGCGCATTGTAAATGAAAAAACTACCATCAGTTGGAAAATCAAGCCGAACTCCATACAAGCACTGGCTCTATAACTCAATGCTTGGAAAGATGATCGGAGCCGCAAGCACTGGCAAATCACCATGCAACGGGACAATAAAGGTTTTGGATATGTGTGCCGGTGATGGTGTTGAAACTAATGGCGATCCTCTCAGTTCATCTCCTGCAATCGCTCGCCACCACATCACATCCGTTTTTTACAACTCTCACAGGGTTCAAAGGAGCGCGTTCCTGTATGAGAGGGAGCTTCTTACTTTTGAAAAGCTGCAAAACAGGTTCGGCGGCAACGATCAGATGACACTCCGAAACTTTGACAGCAAGGGAGTGACAACGGCTCACATCAATGCTCGCCCAGGCGATGGAGTTTTTATCTACGCAGACCCAAACAGCGTGAGCACCTTGCCAGTAACGGAAGAGCTTATCGAGTCCTTCACGGATACAACTCTTTTTCTCATGACGCTTGGGTGCAATGTGGGTGGCGTTAAGAGACTTGGAGTCAATGAACGAGTCGGATGGATGGATGTTGTCCTTATGACCGTGAAAAACATGAGGCCGTGGCATGACATCCATATCCTATCTCTCAACCGAGACGATTCGCAGTGGGCCTATCTTGCGGCATGGCCGCGCAAGTGGTCTGACGATTTTTTAGAGTCAAGCATAAGGAAAGGGGAACAATTTTGGCCTAACGGAGTGAGCGCGTTTTCAGCAAGAAACCAAGAGCGCCAATTCAGATCAAAAATCGAAGAGCTATTTTATACACAGAAGGAACTTAGCGAGAGAAATCAGCAATTACTTTTATCATGAAAACCATACCAAAAATCGAAGACATCCTGCAAGACTTCCCTGAGTTCGAGGGGGTCCACCCGCTGGCTGATGTCTTCCCAATGAAGCCGGACGATGAGTTCTGGGAGCTTGTGGAGCACATCCGAGAGAACGGAGTCGCCAGCGAGTTGATGCGCGAGAAGGGAACGAACCTGCTTATCGATGGACGCAACCGGCTGCTCGCTATTTCAATAACGCAATCCCTTTTCGAGGTTGTGGATATAGAGCCGGAATATGTCTTGGCTCATGTCACGGCAAGCAACCTACACGCGAAGAAGTTCAGCACAGACCAGAAGGCCATGATTGCCGCTGGTCTAAGGCCTTTTTATGAGGCGCAGGCGAAGGAAAGGCAGAAGGAAAGTGGCGGCGATGTTCGCAATAAAACGGTTCCGGAAAAAATTCCGGAACCGAGAAAATCTCGCGACTCACGCGACGAGGCAGGCAAGGCCGCTGGTGTTAATGGCCGATATGTCGATATGGCAACGCAGGTTGCAAGTGTAGATGCAAAACTGGGCGAGCAAGTCATGGCTGGGAAGGTCAAGCTCAAGGACGCTCATGCCAGCATCAAGCCGATATGGGACGCTGCAAAGGCTGAAGAAAAGGCAAACAAGCCAGCACCGGAGGTTGTCGAGATGGCGCAGATCGTGACCGTGGATGGCCGTGTCACCGAGATCAAGAAGCCGCATCATCCTTCATTTAACCGGACTAACGGCAGCGTGTCTTGGGCAAAGTGGACTTGGAATCCTGTCACAGGATGCGAGCATGGATGCAAGTTCTGCTACGCCAGAGAGATTGCGAACTCCCAGCGCATGGCCGATGTCTATCCGTTTCAGTTTGCGCCTGCCTTTCACGAATACCGGCTGGAGGCCCCGAAGCTCACGCCATGCAAACAATCAGACGATCCTACCGAAGGCCGCGTGTTTGTTTGTTCGATGGCAGACCTATTCGGCAAGTGG